TTAACTTTATCAGCATATTTAGCAACTGCAGAGGCTGGAGCAGAAACAGGTCCATCATCACTATATTCGTCTGATTGTACAGCAAGTGAAGTAGTTGGACCAGCTAACTCAACATCCTCAGCCCAAGCAAAAACTTGTATATTACAATTTGTTCCCGCTGTAGAATTAGCATTTTTCAACACTGTTAGAGAATCAAAGTTTAATGTTCCCATATCAGTTAAGGCTGTGGCTTTTGTAGCATCTAACCACTGTTTATACCAAAAGAATGGTAAAACCATTTCAGCACCTTGACAATTTTGAGGATATAAATAGACATGTGGGCGTTGAGACTTACCCATAAATGCATGATCCTCAACACCAACTCCATCATGCACTGGACATGGATTAAAATTTGTCATAGGTCTATAGGATGTTAAAACTATCCCATAGTAAAATGGAGAAGCATTAATCTGAATCTTGACATGCAAATTACATCTTATTAAGAAAAAATTATCTAATTTCTTTTTTATTGATGTATGTGAAAAATAAGCATTCCAAGGATTCACTGAAGTATCCAAAACTGTATTCTCTGCCCAACTTATAGTTGCTATCTCAACAGGTCGACTTAAGAATTCGCTTAAACTGCAATTCGCAGATGTATCCATATTAGCATAATTTATACTGTGGGGTATATCAAGTTTATCGCCTGGTTCTTGATCACCAAAATGAACAACTTGTTGTTGATTATCACCATCAGCGTCACAACAATTATCTTGAATCATATCCGATTGCACATTTAACTCACACATATCTCGAATATAGTTCTCAAAATTTACATAGTCAGGATCAATGAGCGTATCGAGACCGTAATACTCAATAGTGCTGCACACATCTGCAAAATCTTTAGCAAATCTGAACACAAATTCTTTATTTGCTGCATGAAATGATTCATCATCGATACCATGCGATGATAAAATTTCTTCATACAGTGTTTCCAATAGTGCTTCGACATAAGCACTCTCATAATTCGTTTTAGTTCCGACGAACATCTTTTCATTTTTACCAAGCTATTTTAGTTCACCTCTGGCTAGCTTAAACATTAGAGATGACCCTGATAGAAATTTTGTGTCTCAACCTACACACCTCTAAAAAGAGATTTTGGGGAGCGCCCTGGTAAAGAATCTAGGTGATCCACTCTTCTTCGGAGTAAATCTAACAGGTTTCATATTCCTATGACAGTAACTATCACCTAGAAGGACTTTTGGTTTTCTTAGACATAGTCCTAAAGCCTAATAAAATACCTTACTGCAAAGTAAGGTACAAAGAAATGCGAAAGATTTGTGAATGCAAAATAAAGTAAGAATAAGATTTGTATCAAACACCAGGTAATGGTGTATGATAAAAAACATAGACAATAATATTTACAACTTAGTTTATAAATTCTAGCTATCACAATATATTCACATCTCTTATCAATTAACATACAAATCCATTTATGATTAAATCTCCAGACCACATTAGTGAGATATGTAAATACCATACTTTGAAGAAAATAATTTAATATATCCGCATATTGCATCCAAATATGTATAGAGATATCATAATTAGTTGTTGACCTATAATTAGGATAGAGAAATATATCATATTCCTCTACGCTCCATATTTCATCTGATTGGATAAGTATGTATGTTTCGTCTCGATAATAATCCATCAAATCTCCTTCCAAGTGATATGTTAAATAAGGAAAAAGATTCTTTTCTCCTTTTGTCCAAGATTCTTCTGACTCAATTCTAAATGAATTCTTATCAAGTATATGTTTGGATGATCGCCAAAATTGATTAACTAAATCATCCCAAGTCGGTAATGTGGATTCTTCAATCCAACATTCCAACTTTTCTTCTTTAATTAACTGTTCAAACATATTTCTTTTCTCCATAAATATATCTTTTCCATAAAAGAAGTACTCACGCAAAGCTGTTGAAATTATAGCTACACATTGCGCTTCTTCTGGAATTGATTTTGATCTCGTCCAAACAGTTAACATTTTCTCAATTGATTCATGCTCCAATGGAGCCAAAAAACATTTGAGATCTTCATCATAACGCCAAGTTCTTTTTAAAAAAGAGGCGTCACTAATATTGATGAAGGGTACACTCTCAGCTTCCTTATCAGCCATAGTATAACCAATACCATATTCAGCAAATTTCCTAGCAATACTTGTGTGATTAAACCAATCGCAATTCCTTGATACAGACATAATATTATCATCTCCATATGTTAATAATGATACATTATCATTGAAACTCTCGCAATTTCCACATAACTCGTGATACATATAACGCATTCTTAACGAATTAACTATACTATTCAAAATAACTGTAAGTGGATTCCCTGAAGGGTTGGATCCATAAAATTGCACTAAATCTCCAGCGTAGTCCACCAATGGAAAAGCTGTATCTTCTGCAATGCAACGTATTACCTTCAATTCTTCCTGAGTAAAATTACCAGACAACTCACACAAATCATGCAAAATATCAAAAGCTGTGAGAATTTCAACAGGTG